ATACGAAGCTGATGGCTATACAGTCACAACCGAAACTACCACTACCACGACAACAGTAACTACAACAAATCCAGATTCAGGAGATATTCTTGATGGAGATGCTGGTTATGTCTCATCATCAAAATATGAAGGTGACATGGATTTGGACTGGGGAGGCCAAGGTCCAGCAAGTATGCCGTCTGGAAATTCTTGTTATAATTTAGGCACAGATAAATGTGCTCAAATAACTGGATCAGGTAATTCAACTTCTACACAAGGTGTACCAGGAATGGGTACAACATTTATACAAACTGTAGATATATCAGATTTGGATATACAAAATGGTGGAAGAACTAATTATTCAATAAAAGTAGATAAACGTGATTCTCAAGATAGAATCTATATGCATATTACAGGTAAAAATGGAAATACGTCAATATTTAGTGGCACAGATATATTATCAGAATCTGGGGTAGCAAGTGGCTATCAAACTTATCAAAATGGTTTTGATTTTGCAGGGACAATTACAAAATTAATTGTAGAGGTAGGTGGACGTGATATCAACCTGGCAATTGGACCGCTATTTGATGATGTACAAATAAATGTATTATACAACGTAGTTTCTACAATAGTTACAGAACATATACTTAGTGTTGAAATGTGGGTAGCTTATGGAGGAAGTACAGAAACAGAAGTTATTGATATTGTAGAAAATATATTTGAACATAATGATATTGTAGTTCCTGATGCTCCAGGTGATGATATGTATTTTGAGCCAGAGTTTGATGAACCTGATATGGAAATGTCTTATGAAACTGTAGAAATGGAAATGGATTTTGAAATGGATTTTAATATGGAAATGCCTGACATGGAAATGGATTTTGAAATGCCAAATGTTACAGTAGAGGAAGTTGAAGTAGCCGCTGTAGAATTTGAAATGGAAATGGAAATGGAAATGGAATTACCCGATGTAGAAATGCCAGAACCAGAAATGGAAATGCCAGAACCAGAAATGGAAACTCAGCCAGAAATAGAGGAAGTAAAAGAAGAACCTATGGAAGAAACACAACCTGAGCCAGAACCAGAACCACAACCTGAGCCAGAACTAGAACCAGAACCAGAGGAGGTACAAGATGAACCTACTGAAGAAGATACTGAGGAAACTGAAACTAATACGAAAGAGGAGCCTGAGCAGGAAGAAAGCTCACCAGAGACTTCTGAAAATGAAGATAGCGAAGAAGATATGGAAGAAACAGAGGATAAGAGTGAAGACAAAGAACCTGTAAAAAAACCAGAATCTAAAAAAGAAAAAGCTGCTAAAAAGATCGTAAAGAAGATGGGCGATAAAGGTAGATATGATTCAACAAATCAGTTAAAAACATTAATAGTCATGCAGGTATTGGGTGACACTAAAACTTTTTTTGATTCACAAAAAGAATTAAATGATAGAATGGATTTTTTTACGGATTATATGATACCAGATAGTAAAATACAAAATAACAATATAGCACAATGGTATTTATTTGCTGGTAGTGACGGCTTAATAAATGAAATGATAGATAGTCAATGGAGTGAAAATTAATTATGGATTATGGAACTATAAATTTAGTAATAATATTATTGTATTCAATTTATATAAATTACTCAATTAATAAATGGATAGACAGAAATTTTTAAATGGCAACAGAAGTAGAAGTAGGTGGTATTAAATTTAGAGGTGGTAAAATTTTTGTTATTATTACAGCATTAACTACAGCAGGTGGTGCTTTATGGGGTGGTTTTGAATTTTATAAAGATTATCTTAACATGAAAGAACAAATACAAAATTATGTGGCCCCAGACTTATCTGAGTTTGATAAAAATATCGCACTTACAAAAGAAGAAATGTCTAGTAAGACAGATCTACTTCAAACAGAAATAGAAATGTTAATGGGTGAAATGGAGATGATGATGCAAGAAATTCGTTTAGTTTCTGATGTGGCTAATGAATTAAAAAATGATTTACGTCAAGATGTTCGTAGAGTGGAATCAATCGTTAATGATGTTGAACAACAAGTAAAAGAAGATTCTAGAGATAATGCAAAAGATTTAAAGTCTACAATTGATACTCTTGAAGATGATATGAAAAAATTAGAAGAAAAAATAAAACTATCTCAAAAGGAGCTAGAAGAGAAAATAGATAAAAGGATTAAAAGAGCATTAGAAAATCCTTTAGGAGGGTAATATGAAATTATCAGATAATACTAGCGTAAGCATGCCTATGAGAAATCTTCTCAGTATACTCGCCGCCGTTGGGATAGGAGTGTATAGTTATTTTGGGATTATTGAACGCCTAAATAACATTGAGACACAAGGTAAGTTAATGCTAGCAGATGTTGAAAAGAACACAGAATTTAGAATTAAATGGCCTCGTGGTGAAATGGGTAATCTACCCGCTGATAGTCAGCAGGACATGCTCATTGAGTTCATGGCAACGCAAATTGAGGCTATGCAAGAAGAAATGGAGGGTATGATGAGTAATACCGTAAATATAAAAAGAGCACAGCAGGATATAGAAAAATTAATTATAGATACAGAAAAGCTCGAGGACAAAGTGAGGCAAAATGGAAGTCATTAGCGTAATTTTAATGTTTGTTTTTGGTAATATGAATGACCAAAATACTCAAATGACACAATATATTCCTATGAAGTCATTATCTTCTTGTATGAAAGAAGTAAGATTACTTAAAAAGAAAAATACAGGATATGATAAGGATGCTTTTTGTGGTCCTGGTATAGTGCATATAGAAGATGGAGAAGTAGTAGCTTTGTATAATGAAGTACCAGATGGTGCTACAATGGTTAAAAAAGATATAGATGCAGCAGCATTTGAAAGATGGGCACTTCGTGCCAAGGCTAAGTGGGATTAATGGAACCAGTAACTATAGCATATATAATTTTTGGAACTTTATGGGTTATGGGAGCAATTACTTACTTATAAAATATGGCGGCAAAATTACCAAACAATCAATACTTTACACCAGTCAAAAAAAGGACTAGCATAGGAAATTCTTCACGCACGAGGCCGAAGAATAAAAACAAAAGACGTCAATACGTCAAATATAGGGGTCAAGGTCATGGGTAAATTGTGTCCTAAAGGTAAAGCAGCAGCTAAAAGAAAATTTAAAGTTTATCCTTCTGCTTACGCCAACATGTATGCAAGTGCCGTTTGTTCTGGAAAAGTAACTCCTGGTGGAAAGAAAAATAAAAAAGCTGCTGGAGGCATGATTGAATCAAACAGACTTTCACAAAAGAGAAAAAAAGTTTCTCACCTTAATAAAGGTGGTATTGCGAGAGGATGTGGTGCGATTGCAGAAAACAAACGCAAAAAAACTAAATACAGTTAATGGCCAAGAAAGGACTGAGAGCATGGGTGAAAGAGAAGTGGGTCGATATTGGAGCCCCGAAGAAAGACGGAAAATATCAACCTTGTGGCAGACAAAAGGGGAGCAAAAGGAAATATCCAAAGTGCGTCCCACTTGCAAAAGCCACACAGATGACAAGCTCGCAAAAGGCGAGTGCTGTCAAACGAAAAAGAGCTGCAGGTAATCCAGGTGGTAAACCTACGAATGTAAAAACATTCGCAGCTAAAGGAGGTCTTATCTCAAAAGAAAGAAGAGCAGGAGCAGCCCTTAGAGGCTTTGATTTTAAAGGTGTCTTTTAAAAAAGAAATAATAGACGACGTTCGTAAGTGGTCAAAACATTTTTTAGAGGTTCCTAATTTACACTTAGGTGGTGTACCCGCTTGTCCTTTTGCTAAAAAAGCATGGCATGATAAAAAAGTTTTGATTGAAGCTAAACGTAAAAATAAGTGGTATAAAACAGAACTTAATTCACACCTTGATAAATTAGATTTTAATAAGCATGATATATTGATATTTTGTGATGCTTACTACAATTATAATTTAGATGATTTTCAAGATATAATTGATGTTTACAATGAGTGGTATAACAAAAAAGATATATTTTTTATGGGATTTCACCCTCATAATCCAGCCAATGAGGAAGAACAAGAGTTTCTTGTATCACCATCTGGGGAGGTTCCTATCATAAATAGTGACCTAGCATATTCTATGATGTTAATACAAAAGTTCTCGCAATTACAGGAAGCTTCTGATAAACTACGTCGTCAAGGTTACTATAAGTTGTGGCCAAAAGAATACTATCGAGACGTCGTGGTATCAAGACAAAAAACGTATAGACAGATATTTGGAGGTCAACATGATGGGTAAAAAGAAACAAGCAATGAAACGAGGCGGAGCAGTCAAAAAGCGTGGTGGCGGAATGATGGGTCCTAAAAAGAAAATGGCAAAAGGTGGTTCTGCAGGAAAAGGAGCTATGCAGTTGGCTAGAGCTAGAAAACCAAGTGGTAGACTTACTGTTGATGATATTAAAAGAGCATTAGCAGCTCCTAAAGGTAGAAGCGCTGCAGCGAAAAAAGCTGCTATGAAAGGTGTTAAAACCAAAGGCGGTACTCTTATGGGTAAATTAAAACAAGGTAAAGGTAATCCTGCTGGAAAAGATAAAAGTTTCCTTGGAAGAAGAGCAACTCTGAGAGGATTTATAAAAAATATGGGTTTAAGAAAAAAAAGAAAATAATAAATGCCGACATATTCTTCAACAGCAAACTTTGACCTTTCTATTGATGAAATAGCAGAAGAAGCATTTGAACGATGCGGTTTACAAGTACGTAGTGGATACGACTTAAAAACAGCACGACGTTCTCTTAATCTTTTATTAGCAGAATGGGCTAACAGAGGATTAAACCTTTGGACTATACAATTACAAGAAAAAAGTATTGCAGCAGACACCACAAATTTAACTGGTTCAGATTTATTTGGCTCAGGTGCAAACGCTGCTCAAGAAATAATTGATATTACAGATGTTGTCATACGAGATAGTAATAATAATGATTACTCCGCAACATCAATTAGTAGATCAACATATTTTAATTATACCGTTAAAACCACCAGCGGAAGGCCAAGCCAATACTACTTTGAGCGTACGATAAGCCCAAGACTATATCTATATCCTGCAGCAGATACAACGTACACTCTAAAATATTATGCTCTTCTTCGTATGAAGGATTCTGGTTCTTACACCAATAATAATGAGATTCCTTTTCGTTTTCTTCCATGTTTAACTGCTGGGTTAGCTTATTACATAGCTATGAAAAAAGCGCCAGATAGAATTCAATTATTAAAACAAATTTATGAAGATGAGTTTCAACGTGCGGCAGCTCAAGATGGTGAAAGAACAAGTTTATTTCTTACACCTAAAACTTATTTACCGAGTGTGTAATGGGGAAGTACGCATCTGGTAAGTTTGCGAAACGAATATCGGATAGATCTGGTATGGCGTTTCCCTATAATGAAATGGTGCAAGAATGGAATGGATCTTGGGTTCATTACAGCGAGTTTGAACCAAAACAACCACAATTAGAACCTTTACCAATAGTTACTGATCCTCAGTCTTTAGAACACGCAAGAGCTCAAGTAGCTAATTCAAGAGTTTTTGTTGGTGGTGATACTGGTCCTGTTAATGCAGGAAGAACAGTAGTAAAACCTTCAACTGGTGATGCTGCTTATGACAGTGTTGGTTTTGGTACGACTGTTAATGGATTTCAAACACTAGATATGCCTGTCACAAATTATTATGCAAATGGCGTATCCTATGCCTCTACACAAAAAAGCATGATGCCTTTAAGTGTCCAACAACCAAATAAACCTACACAATTGATTTCTCGTGCAGGTAATGTTACAGTGAGCACGTCATGACCGATTATTCTGATTTAACTGATAATGTAAGAAATTATACAGAAACAAGCACAGCTGTGCTTTCAAATACTGTTATTCAACCTTTTATTGAATCTATTGAAGATAAAATCTTTAGAAGTGTAGATCTTAATGTCTATAGGAAATATGACAATGCAACACTGACAGTAAATAACCCTTTTTTACCTCTCCCATCAGATTGGGAGGCGACGAGATATGTACAATTAATAGATAGTTCTGATGACCGAACTTTCTTGATACAAAAAGATATTTCGTTTATGAATGAATACGCACCAGATAGAACGTCTGCTGGAGCTGGCACGCCTAAATATTATGCGATGTGGGACCAGGATACACACTATCTAGCGCCAACCCCGAACGCTGCATTGAATGTAGAGCTCGCATACACGTACAAGCCAACTGGCTTATCAAGTACAACTACATCTACTTGGTTAAGTCAAAACGCTCCAAACGTGCTATTATATGGTTGTGTCTTAGAAGCACTTGGATACTTGAAAGGTCCAGCAGATATGATACAATATTATGATAAAATGTATAATCAGTCTGTACAGGAACTTGCCACATATGAGATGGGGCGTGATCGTAGAGACGAATTTCGGGACGGCGTTATTCGTATCCCTCTCGAATCAAGGAACCCATAGGAGATTATTATGGCAATTACTCAAGCTGTATGCAACAGTTTCAAAGTGGAAATCCTTAAAGGCCTACACAATTTTACGGCTACGACAGGGAACACTTTTAAACTAGCGTTATACGACAACGAAGCAACATTAAGTAAATCAACAACTGCATTTCAACAAACTGATGAAGTAGCAAACTCAGGAACATATTCTGAAGGTGGCGGATCTTTAACATCTGTTACACCAACATTATCTACAGATACCGCTGTTTGTGACTTTAGTGATATATCTTTTACAAGTGCAACTATTTCAGCACAAGCTGCTGTTATTTATAATAGTTCAACTGTATCTGGTTTAACTACAAATGCATCTGTTTGTGTGCTTGACTTTGGTGCGGTTAAATCTTCAACTTCAGGAACATTTACTATTACGTTCCCTGCTGCTGAAGCAACTGCTGCAATTTTAAGAATAGCATAGGAGATAATTCATGGCCTCTATCCAAGGATGGGGCCGACAAACTTGGAGCAGTGGTGCTTGGAACGAACAAGCATCTGTTTCTGTTACAGGTAATGGCCTCACGTCATCTCTCGGTACTGAGACAGTTGCGACTGATCAGAACATATCTGTAACTGGTATTGGCTTAACCTCTTCGTTAGGCACTGCCACTGCTGTAGGTATAGCTGAAGTTAATCCAACTGGGGAAGCACTTACAGCTTCTTTAGGTACTGAGACAGTTGCAACCGATCAAAATATTTCTGTTACAGGTATCGCTCTTACTTCTTCTGTAGGAGATGAATCAACATCTGAAACAAAAGCGAGTGGTTGGAACCGTGACACAGACATTAATACAGGCAGTTCTATTGGTTGGGGTAATCAACAATGGGGTGCTACAGGTCTTTCTCAAGCACTTACAGGACAAGCATTAACAGCTTCTTTAGGAACTGAAACTGTAACTACAGATCAAAATATATCTGTTACAGGTAATGCAACAACTTCATCAATAGGAACTTTCTCTATAACAGGTGATTCACAGGTAACTGTTGTTGCAGCTAGTGAACCTGAAATGGATATATCAGTAGGAACAGCGGAAGCTGATCCAGAATTTGTTGTATTCCCATCAGGTAATGCAATGACATCTTCTGTAGGTTCTGTAGAAACCTCAGTATTTGTCACTGGTTTGGGTATGACTTCATCATTAGGTGAAGAAACACAAGAAACCATTTATACGGCTCCTAGTGTTTCTGCTACAGTTAGTATAGCAACTTTATCCCCTGTTATAGATGTAAGCTTTACACCGACTGGCGTTTCTGCTACAATTAGCACTGGAACTCTACAGGGTACTTTTTGGAACCAGGTAGATGATTCTAACTCGGATATAAGCTGGACACCAGTTCATGAAGCCGCATAAAAGTTTTGACAAACTTTAATTTAAATAATACATATTACATAGGAGATTAAATGGCATCAACATATTCGACAAGTTTAAGAATAGAACTTCAAACGACTGGAGAAAATTCAGGTACTTGGGGTACTATTACAAATAACAATTTTTCTCAATCATTAGAATTTGCCATCGCTGGTGTAGTTAATGTTGCATGTGGCGACGCTGCTGTAACAACGCTTACAAACGCTGATGGGCCGCAAACACAAGCAAATAACCAAGCAAGAAATGCTCATATTAGATTAACAGGTGCACATGGTGCAGTAAGAATAGCTCAATTCCCAGCTACTCAAAAAGTTTATTTAATTACTAACGCAACTACAGATTCAGGATCATCTGGTCCTTACGCAATGACTTGCAGATTAGGTTCTTCAGGTAATACCATTTCAATAGCTAATGGTACAACTAGACTTGTTTCTACAGATGGTACAAACTGGTATGATGTTTTTTCTTTAGCAGGATCAATAGACCTTCAAGGTCAAGAATTAATACTAGACGCTGATGCAGATACATCTATAACTGCTGACACCGATGATCAAATTGATTTTAAAATTGGTAATACTGATGTTGCAAATTTTAAAAATTCATCAAGTGATTTTGTAATTACTTCAGCTGTACAAGATAAAGATATTGTATTTAAAGGTGATGATGGTGGTTCTGGTATTACAGCTTTAACTTTAGACATGTCTGATGCAGGTGCTGCTACATTTAATGCTGGTGTGACTGCAACAACAGGAACATTTAGTGGTGTAGTAGATGCTGATGCAGGTGTTACTATTGACAACATTACAATTGATGGAACAGAAATAGATTTATCATCTGGTGATTTAACATTAGATGTTGCTGGTGATATTGTTTTGGATGCAGGTGGTAATGATTTGATTTTCCAATCTGGTGGAACAGCTATTGGTCATATTACTAATAGTTCAAGTGATTTAGTTATTGAATCAAAAGTTTCTGACAAAGACATGATTTTTAAAGGAAATGATGGGGGCTCTGGTGTTACAGCGTTAACTCTTGATATGTCAGGTGCTGGTGCAGCTACTTTTAATAATGATGTTACTGCTTTCTCTGATAAAAGATTAAAAACAGACATAAAAAATATTGATGATGCGTTATCCAAAGTAATGAAAATGCAAGGTGTTTACTATAAAAGAAATGATATACAAGACGCTAAAGAACAAGTTGGAGTATTAGCTCAAGACATGGAAGAGATTTTACCACAAGTTGTTATAACTGCGGATGATGATATTAAAACAAAATCAGTTGATTATGGAAAACTAACTTCTGTTTTAATTGAATCAATAAAACAACTTAAAACGGAAATTGATGAACTAAAGAATAGGAGTTAAAAATGACCTTACCTACAGGTGCTATATCCTTATCCCAAGTTAACACAGAATTAGACATTTCCCCTTCTTCTACTACCATTAATATGGGTGCTACGGCTGTAAGAACGTTGGCCGATCAACCTTCTGGCGCTATTGCAATGTCAGATTTACAAGGGAAATCAAACGCACAATTTATTCAAGCTACTGGTGGAAGTATTGCTACACAAGGAGATTATAAAGTTCACACTTTTACTTCAGATGCTACTTTTACAGTACAAGGCGCAGGTAATGCTGCTGGATCAAACACAGTAGAATATTTAGTTGTTGCTGGAGGTGGCTCTGGTGGCGCTGGATATGGTGGTGGCGGTGGCGCTGGAGGATTTAGAGTAAACTATCCTTCTCCTGCTTCTGGTGGTCTTCCTGTTTCAGCACAAGGTTATCCTATAACAGTAGGTGGCGGTGCTGGTGGCGCTCCAAATGCTAGATATACAACAAAAGGTCAAGACGGTTCAGATTCAGTTTTTTCTTCTATTACCTCTACAGGTGGTGGTGGAGGTGGTGCTTTAGAACCTCAATATGGTGGTGCTCAAGGATTAAGTGGTGGCTCTGGCGGCGGTGCTGGTGCTGCAAACAGTTCTCCGAGTACAGCTGATGGTGCTGGAAATTCTCCTCCTGTATCTCCCCCTCAAGGTAATCCTGGCGGTCACGCTTTTGGATCTCCTTCTCCAAGAAGAGGCGGAGGCGGAGGCGGCGGTGCTAGTGAAGCTGGTGGTGATCCTCAAGGTGAAGATGCTGCTGGCGCAGGCGGTGATGGAACAGCAACTTCTATAACAGGTTCTCCTGTGACATACGCAGGCGGCGGAGGCGGCGGTTATTTTAGACCAGGCCCAGGCGGAATGCCCGAAGCTCCTGGCGGAGATGGTGGCGGCGGTAACGGTGGAAGTCAACCAACTGCTGGACAATCTGGTGATGCTAATACTGGCGGTGGAAGTGGTGCTAATGGTGGTTTAAGATCAGGATCATCTGGCGGTGGTTCAGGTATAGTAGTAGTAAGGTATAAGTTTCAATAATGGCACACTTTGCAAAATTAAATGATTCTAATGTTGTTCTCAGCGTTTCAGTTGTTGCTGACGCAGATACAACAAATGATTCTAATGTTGAAGATGAAGCAACTGGAGTTGCTTTTTTAACAGATGTACATGGATGGACAAATTGGAAAAAATGTTCACGAAATACAGAAGCTGGAATATATTACGATGTTGATAGTAAAGGTAATTTTACAAATCAATCAAGCGATCAATCAAAAGCATATAGAAAAAATTTTCCTGGTATAGGTTGGATATATGATTCAGGAAAAGACGCTTTTGTAGAACCTCAACCTTTTTCATCATGGACATTAAATAACACAACTTGCTTGTATGATCCCCCTGTGGCTTTCCCATCAGTAACATTAAAAGGTGAACTTCCTTATGTTATACAATGGGATGAAACTAATACAAGATGGTTAAGTGTTGATCCAGATGATAACAGCACTCAAGTTAGATGGGATGCTAGTAGTTCTTCGTGGATAAACATTTAAATTTTTCTACATACAAATTATTTGATAAGAAAGTTCTTTCAGAAGAATTCGTAATTGTTCATCAACTTTCAAAAAAACTTTTAATAGATTATAATATTATTTTAGATCATGTTAAAAAAAGTAAAAAACAAAATTTAAGGGTTAGACCTGAGCATTGGTACTCTGATAATAATTATTATAAATTAGATGCTTTACAACACATAACTTGGTTGGTTGACTATATTAGAGACAACTATCGTTATGAGTGTGAGCAACGTATAAAAATAAATTCTTTGTCTGGTATTTATTTAAATTATAATGAAAGTATTGGATCACATCATCATATTAATGATTGGGATTATGAAGAGTCTCCTGATATGTCTTTAGTTTTTTGTTTAGATCCTGGAGATAAACCATGTGAAATAATATTTGAACATGAATATGGAAGACATAAAAAAAGAAGATACGCAGTTACTTTTAAAAAGGGAAGATTTGTTATGTTTCCCTCTTACTTACGTCATAGCATAACACAAAATAAAAATAAAAAACCCTTTGTTGGTTTATCTATGCGTTGGCAAAATGCTTATCCTGGAGAATAATTAAAAGTAATTAAAATTAATATTAAATCTACCTTGTGCATTTGTGCAAGAAGTTGATGAATGAAGAGAACCACCATTAAAAACCATAACTCTGTTTGCAATGCTTTCAATTTTTGTTCCGTCTTCTAACACCGTATAACCATTACAAGTGTTAATATAAAATAATGCACCGTTGTGATCAAAAGGGTAATCTGTATGAGGAGCGTGTATTTTCATTTCTTCTGTTCGTGGATAAAAATTAACTTTAATTCTTAATAAAGAAGAAACACTAAGCTTCTCTACTATTGGCATAAAATTTTCTAAATAAACACTTTGTGTCCCTCCTTTCATTAAAGTATCCCTGTCGTTTTTATATGCAAGATGTGTAAAATAATAATCATATTTATATTTTTCATAATCCTCTTCTTGTTCATGATTTAAAATAGCATTATAAAAAAAAGGTAATTTGGGAGACATTACTAAATCTTGAATCATTAAAAAAGTTTTTTGATCTAAAAAATTGTCAAATATTTTGTATTCTGTTTTCTTCTTCATGATAAATTTAAATTAATATTAACTCTTACTTTTTCATCTGTTTGTGGAAGAACAGCATGGTCCATATGGCCATCAAAAATAAGCATTTGATTTGCAACTGAAGGAACTTTTTCGCCTGTTTTAAAATGAGTCTCACCATTGTTTGAATTTAAATAATATAATGCAACTGTATGTTTATCTTCTAAATCTCTATGAAAATTACTCATTACTGGTTCTTTTTTTCTTGTAAATAAGTTTACTCTTGCTCTTAATAAATTATTAAAAGTAAAAGGGAGTCTTCCTAATATAGGCATAATTAAACGATTAAAATATCTACTAACAATTTCTCCTCCTAAATGATTAAAATTATGTGGATTACCATGAAGATTGTGAAAAAAGAAAAAATCATCTTCAGTTCCATCTGTGTGAGATACACCATCTATGTAATAGTATGGAAAATCATTTGACATAAGCAACTCAAGATACTTTTGATGTATTTCTGTTGGTAAAAAATTTTCAATTATCTTCATATTAAAGCACTTTCACTATGCCCTGTTTTAATAAAAATTTTATTGTTCGTATATTCTTCTGAAAATAAACAATCTGTTAAAACACAATACATATTTTGATTTGTTTCATTGTGTAATTCAGCTTCTTCTAAAATTTTTAAAGCTCCTTCTTTTAAACCAATTGCTTTTTTTATTATAAATAAAACATTTCCTGGTGTTAAAGTAATTTTTGTTTTTTTATTTATTTTTAAAAAAGTTTGTTTATCATAAAAAACTTCTACCCCAGGGTGATTAGACTTTTCATATTTCCTTGATTTTAAAAAATTAAATTTTTCTTGTAAATTATCCATTATTTTTAAAGTCTCCTGGTAAACCTAAAAAGGGTCTAGTATCATAAATGTTTTTTTGTTCAAAATCACCTTCAGTATTATTATAATGTAAAAAAACTTGACAACAATCCTGACCTTCAAAAGTTTCTCTCCAATGTTCTAAATCACATCCACTATAAGCTAACATATCTCCCTGTTTGAGAATAACTTTTTTACCTTTATTACCAAATCCCCCAGTAGGATCTAAGTATATAGGCCATTCATCTCCACCTAAATTAAGAGTGCATGATATTTCACATGATGGTCTATCTTTATGTCGATGTAAAATATCACCGTATTTATATATCCGAGCATAACTATAAGTAGGAATAAGATTAAGTTTTGTTGTCTGCATCATTTTTGGAAGAACTCTTTCTAATAAAGTTTCCATAACTAAATCAGCATAGTGAGAGTATGTGTTAGGTATTTGTTCATCAGCCCACGTTCCCCAAGTAGAATCAAAACGTGAAATATATTTTGAATTAAATAAATAATCTGCAACTTTTCTTTTGTTTAAAAAATAAGCATAACAAAAACTAGCTAATTCTTTAGTAATTGCTTTTTTAACTATTTTATATTTATCATCTTGAAAACTCATTTTATCTCCTGCAAGTTATCATAGTAAAGAACATCAAAATTAAAAGAAACAATCACTTTATCTTTACCACTATTATTAATTGGTGATTCATGTTCATAGTATGAAGGAAAAGTAATTATATCGCCTTCTTTAAATTGTAATTGAGAAAGATTTTTTTCTGGCGTTCTAATCATTGTTTTTACTTCATTATTAGGAAGTTGAATAAAAAATATATTTGTAAAATGACATTGTGGATGTGTATGTTTAAAATGAAAATCTCCTTGTTTATAAACTTGAAACCACATACTGTTGATAGTTACTTCTTTAAATTTATTTGTAGTGCGAAGATGTTCAGCAAAACCCTTAAATATGTTTTTTTGAATATAAGATTGATAATCTCTTTTCATGTTTTTAGTTATATCCCAATCACTATGTGATATATTTTCAAAAGGTGTTTCAGGAATATTGTGTATTAATTCTAAAATTTTAAATTTATAACTTAAAAAGTTAGGTACATTATAAACTAAAACACTCATATAAATTTTTTTCCAGTATTCCAACAAACTAATGAACATCGTGTTCCCTCAGTAACAGGAGTAACTCTGTGCCAAACAAAAGAAGGAAAAAATATCATTGTGCCTCTTTTACGA